AACTTAGGTCAGGGTGGCACCGGCCTGCACGTTGGTGTGAACATGCGTATAGAACCGCACCCCGTCGCCTGTTATCGTCACCCAATCGCCGAGCACCGCTTGGTTAGCTACCAGGTTGATTTGCGTGTAAGCGGCACTGTACACCGCTACAGCCGCATCAGTAAGTTCCGCCGATGAAGCGCCACCGGTCAACACGTTAGTGTCTGATGCTGCGTCCTCGGTGATGATGTAGGCGGTAGTCGGCGAGGTCTTCACTTTGAAGTCGACACAGAAACCGTTGCCCGCTTCCTGCACCTTGGGGAGAGTGACCGTAAAGCCCCCTACCAGATCAAGCAGAAAACACTTGCCCGAATCAGAATTCTTCAGAGTTTTCGCAGCGACAAGCGTTTCGGTCGGGATACGCATGCTGCTCAGTTGTGTAGGTTTGCCCATAGTTGTGCTCCTGCCGTGGCCGGCGTCAACTCCCGTTTCTCAGGGATCTGTACTTCAAATCACCCCTCCCGAAGGAGGGGTGTCGTGCGCTGTCAGGCGTTATACGCCCGGGTTACCGAAGTTCCCGCGCCAGTCGCCCCATCCGTCGATGTAACGTTCCCAACTCTTGGCTTTTGCATTGCCAGTGTTGAAATCGTTGTCTCTGGTGAGTACGGCCTTTTGGCGTGTGAAGTGCATCATGCCCCGAGGTGCGTTGGTCCGGATGAACCAGGCGTCGGTATCAGTGAAGTAGTGATTCAGTTTGATACCCTTCGGCAACATGCCTGTCGCACGTAAGACGTTGACAGCGTTGTTCGCGGTATCATTCTGGAGCACCGACTTCATGATGCGGTTTGCTTCGAAGAAGTCGTTCGGGTGCACATGCAGACTCTGCCCTACCAAGTTGATCTTCAGCCCGCGAGAGTTCAGAACCAACATGATCTGGATCAGCCCATCTTCGATAGAGGCCTCACTCAGATCCGCCGCCGTTAACACGTTCGACTGGGAGCCTGTACGTGTCGGATGCGTAGCACTGAATAGCGGCTTTCCGTCCCCGCCGGCGTAAGCAGTATCGAAGCCGTTGTTGTACACATTGGCCCCGATAGTTTCCTTCGTCTGGCGCATGGAGAAGGCGTTGGCTACTGCACGAGGTTTTGCCTTGGGTTCGTACAGATTGTCATCCATCTCCTCTTTGGTTACGATGTAGCCCAGTGCTATGGACGCATGCGTGAAGCGAGACACAGTACCCTGCGTTTCGGAATCAAACGATACGCCAGCGCCTTCCTTCTTGATCGGCGCCAGTCCGAAGCCGGTGACTTCCACGACCTCTTCATAGTTCTGGGTTGAAGTTTCCTGATCGAACAGATCTACACACTCGAGCGGATGCTCGTTGTAGGTCCTGCCCCACAGACCCTTGATGCCCGGCCACATCAGTTTGGGGTGATTACCGGTGGTAATTGGTCCAGCCATTGTCAGACCCTCCCTTAAATGCCGAGCGTGCCGTCTACGTACTGATGGTTATTCAGTCGTACGAGCACTTTGGCGTTGGCCCCGAGGGCATTGTCTGGCCGATCGACCAGTCGTAGGATCTGCATATCCAGTGTCGCGGTAACCGCTGCGGTACTGGTATCCAGCTCAGTTCCAGAGATACCGGTATCGGTACTGCCGGCGCCAAGCAGGAAGGACGCATTCAGACCGATCTGGGTGATGGCTAAATTGCCGCCACCTTCATCGCTCTGTACTTCAAACTCCAGGTTCGGATCGACTGCTACATCGACGAACCGCAAGGTCGAGGCTGCACGGTAGATTGTAGATTCGGCCGTTTCGATAACGACTGCCGTCACGACGCCGACAACTACGTTGCCGATGGCCGCTTTGATTACACCTGGGTATTTACCGGTTGCGTCGGAGCTGCCGTTGAGTTTGACGACATCACCGACATACAGTGCTGTTCCGTCACTTGCCGGAACAGAAAACCTCCGGGTCTCCCCTGAATAGGGGACACCTCCGAGGTAGCTAACCGGCGACAGTCCACTTTGGATGTCAGGGTTTGGCATGGTCAAGTCCTCTTAAAGTTATAAGGACGTGACTACCCTGTTACCTGATGCTGATTCCCTCCTCGGGAATATACATCTGTGAAGCGTCACCGTCCTGAGCCTTGAGGCCGCGTTTAAGCTCGGCCTCCGTTTCGAGAATCTGCCGCTGCTTAGCACGCTGATCCTCTTCGTACCACTCTTGCTTGATCATCATGGCGTAGCCCCGTAGAGGGGAACCGTCCTCGTGCTTGCCTACCACGATAGAAACGGCGCTTCCGATGTCAGTATGCCCTAGCTCAGGACCGTCACCCATTCGAGTTCCGGCTTTAGGTCGGAAGACGTAGCCCCCGCGTAATGCTCGCTCGATGCGGTCAGCGACGTCGTTCAGAATGTGGGTATGGTATCCGGGGATTTCTTCCATTGTCAAGCGCATACGGTTCCCGCCCAGGGGGACTCGCTCCGTCTGCTCCTCCTGACGAAGGTCCGGACGGGCGCGGATATCTGCCCGCTCACGAGGGTTCTCTGCCTGCTCACCGAAGAGTTCGGCCATTATGGTATTGCTCACGCGTCACCCCCATCATCAAAATAATCAAGGACATAGGTCGCCTTGTCCTTCACGTACCCAGACTCTATGTACTCATCGCACTTTCGCTTGGCCGCAGGGGGCAGATCCGCATAGGTTTTCTTCCCCCGGCCCCCAGGGGCCCCCCGTGCCCCTTCCACCGCTCCCGCCCGACGACGGGCCGGATTCTCGAAGTGGTCCGGGAATTGCTTCTTTACGAGGTTTTCAACTTCATCGTAAAACTGCGGGGTCTCGATAAGCTCCGGACGGGTGCGGGACAGGAACTGCCCCATAGACTCAGCATACGCCGTCATAGAGGCATCTCCGCCCTTGCCGTACCAGCTGTTTCTCTCCTGCCATGGTGCGAAGGCTGGGTCGACGTTCCCCCCCGCAGGAGGGGCGCTCTCTCCCTTCGGACGCACGTCCTCCCACTCCATCTGCTCCCGCTTGGCCAGGTCGAACGCCTCAACATCGGCTTCATCCACTGCGGCTCGCTGCCGCGCCTCGAACTCGCCCCGTACTCTGCTTTGGGTTTCGCGCTCGAACTCGCCCTGGCTCTTGGTAACCCGGCTTATCTCACGCCGCATACCAGCGATAGTGTCGTCCTGTTTACGCAGACGCTCCTGAAGTATCGGGAGCTTCTCCTCGCCCCGGCGGAGAAACTCTGTGTGATCAATCCACCGGGCAGGATCGCCCCGGTACTTCTCCCTCGGGCACCAGCCCATGCGGGTGGCCCGGGCCATCTCCTCGGCATCGGAAGGCGGGGCTTCCCCTTCCAGCGAATCCTGGTCGAGGTAGTCCTCTCCTCGGGGGGCCTCTTCCCGCATGTCGAGGTCGTCGCCCGCCTCGGACCCGGGAGCGGGGAGGTTAAGATCGTCATGCTCTGCTGCTACTGTAGACATGGTATGCCCTCTTTCTGCTTATCTAGCTCAAACTGAACTATCTTAGCTCGTAGTACCTCAAGCAGTTGGCACTCAAGCGCGTATCGGTTCGGTCCCGTGCCCGCTACGCGGACACCGGTCTTTTTGTGGGTGATCTCGACACGGTGTGTGGTAGTGCTGGTGTGCACCGTGTCGAGTTCAGTAGGGCGGATATCGAAGGCCATTAATAGGCCTTGCTAGGGTGCCCTTTCTTCCTTTGCAGTTGCAGTTTTCTTTGCAGTTGCAGTTTTCTTTGCAGTTGCAGTTTTCTTTGCAGTTGCAGTTTTCTTTGCAGTTGCAGTTTTCCTAGCGGAATTGGTCACGTTTAAAACCCTCCTGTTCGCGGCCCAGAACAGCGGCCACATCTTTATCATTGCACAGACGGTACTCTTCCCCATCGTACCCTTCGCAGGCCAGACCTGCGTACTTAGCGATCATCACGCGCTCGCCCGGACGGGGCTTACCTGGCCAGTCGCAGAACGCTCTGCTACCTACAGCAATCAGTTGCCCTCGCACCTGTGCCATCGCCTCGCGCTCGGTCTGTTCGCCCGTGGAGGTTATGATGCCCCCTTCAGACACTTCTTCGGCTGGGTCCATCCTGACCAGTACCTTAAAATCCACGGGGTAAATCTCCGCGGCGTTAATGAACTCCTGCACTTCGGGCAGGCTACTCGCTACCGTCATCGGGCTCGCTCTCCTCTTCACTCGATCGATCATAGAATCCACTCATAAATTCGAAAGACATATCAGCGAGATCCCCGAAAGCCTGGCAGCGCGCCACCGCATCGGTGTCTGCTACCGCATAGGCGTCAGGTACCTCGCGCTGAAACTGCCCGTGCCCCCACTGCTCCTTCAGATAGTCCTGATAGTCACGAAGGTACTGCCTGAACTTGCGCGTTGCCGGGCTGCTCACCCAGCTGTCCCACTCCTCCTGCGTCATTATTTCCAGCCTTTCTGTCACCATACATTGTCTCCATTAACTCGCTCATTTTATCAACCAGACCTTGGTAGTACACTACCTCCCCTCGCAGGTTGGCATCCTCCTGCTCAGCTTTCGCAAGGTCCAGAGCGGCACCGGTCTGGTCTTTCACTGCGCCCGCCTTCGCCTTGATCATCGTAGCTTCAGCTTTCATCCGCTCGTTTTTGAGGTTCTCGAGCAGCAGCATCATCTGCTGTTTACCCGCAGCCGCTTTCTTCTTTGGATCTGCAAGCAGGTCCTGTACATCCGGGATGCCTACCGCTTCCAGGTAGCGCAGCTTTATCTTTACGCCATCGAAGTCCGGGTCCTGTGCGAAAGGCAGCAGGATCTCGGCCCGGGAGATGGCCTGCATGTTGGTAAGCACTTTCGGGTCCGCAGCAGGCGAGATGTCGAGGTCGTCCTGCCGGAAATCATCCAGCAGGATCTCTGTCGGAGTATCCGCATCCAGAAAGGTTATGTATGTTTGGGGGGGCATGTACACGCTGTTCAGCTTGTACAGCAGTTTGAATTCTTTTTTGAGGCTACGGTAGACCCGCTTGTTAATCGCAGTATGTGTCTGCAGCCCCTGCTCGATGAGGGCCAGCGTGGTAGAAGCGGGCACGTTGGACCCCTTCTGCTCGCCCTTCAGTACGTCCTTTATCGAGGCAATGTCGTTTGCTGCTTCTACAAGAAAGCCCAGCAAACGGAACAGGGTTTCGCTTGGTCCCTGGAAAGTAACCGGGACCAGGTTGTCGCGAATGGTCGCCCCGTTCGTGGGCAGCTGTCGGTACTCCCCCGGAGTTAGACGTATCGGTCCTCCCTTCATACGTAGGCCTGAGCCGATGAACCCCCCCTGGGTATTCGCCAGATGGCCGGCATCAAACATGAGGTTCATGCTTCGATTGATAGACACGTTGATCGGCCCCAACAGTACGCCAAAACCGATATCATGTGCCGACCCATCTGGGTTAGGTAGGAAGCCAAACTTGGTAAAATACGCGGAGGGTTTGATACGAATGATCTCTCCCTCGGACTCCTTGATATCTTTCGCTTCGAACCGGGCACGGATACGCACCACTTTCGCTGTCTGCCGGTGCACGGTAACGATGTAGGGTTCGGGGTACCCGTCCCCGTCCAGATCCTCCAGCCGGTGCTGCTCGAGGAATCGGTGGGTGGCGTCTGGATCGTTGTCTGCCCCTTCGGAGGACATACCGAACTCCTGGTGCAGGAACACCCCGTCCGTCACCTTCTCTTTAATCTCGTACGGATACAGATCGATCTCGTGCGTATGCCGGGGGCACTTGTAGAAGTTTTTCGCGGAGTAGTTGAACACCAGATTGTCCGCCAGTACAAGCTCGCTTACGTTGCGCCCGAGCAAACTGTCATAGTAGGTTTTCTTGAAGCACATCCCGACGATAGGCAGTATAATCAGGAGCTGATCCATCTCCTCGTCCCACTCCTCCATCTGCTGCATACACTGCCACGACATGGCCTTGCTGACGCGGTCAGCCCGCGCCTGCTTGGTCCCGTTTTCGTCGTAACCGTTCACCTTGGCTTTAACCAGATCGTCCGTGACAATGGCGGAGTAGGACCGGGCGTTATACTGCATCGCCGCCACAGTGATGAGGGGGTACTTGATATTGGAGGCTTTCGGCCAGGGGTAGTTCTTCTTCTCGACGACCTGCTTGGCGAGCTTCATCGCCTTCTCGTTGCGTGCAGTCCACTCGGTGCGGGACGTTACGTCGATGCCATACTCTTCGACCACCTTGGCCCCGAGCCTGGCGAGCTCATCCTCATCCAACATCTCCGCGATATTGTCCGACTCCAGAAAGCTCTGCAGCACTTCTAGCGGCGGTACTTTTTCGCGGTCTCGTTCCCGCTCGGCAGCGTAGTCGATCTCGCCGGTTTCTTCGTTAATATTGTCTCGCTCGAGATTAGTATCCCCCATCTTCTCCGCCTCCACTATCTGTGTAAAGGGCATCCTCGTCCGCCCACTTCTGCACCTGGGCACGCTTGGGTCGTCGGACCCACGCCATAGCCGTGCCATCGCCTTCATCCGGGGACCGCCCCAGCTTCTCCGTTACCTTGTCCTTCGGTTCCAGCTGGATGATGTTTCCGTCTTTTATCTTGAACTTAGGGGCGCACAGGTCCGCTTTTAGCATATCACTCGGGGGCAGCTGTATCCAGCAGGCTCGGTTCTGCGGGTCAAGTGCCTCCCGGAGCATCCAGTAGATCCAGGTGCGGAAATTCTTGAACCGGAACACGCCGGTGCTGTCTCGTACGTTTACTTTCTCGGAACCGGTGAGCGGCTCGACTTGCACGTCCTGGCCGACAAGAAAATCCACAACACTGGTGCCGACGCCTATCGCGTCGACGTGCACGGGAGCTGCATCCCTCCTGTGTAGAATGACCTCGGTGCCGAGTGTCGGCCCGTCGGGTATGGCGTGCCCCGGCAGGCGTATGGTCTTGCCGAAGTAGTCGTCTTCGTAGAGTCGGACAATGATGCTGTCGTCTGTGCCTCCCCGGGACACGTCGACCCCCATCGACACCATGGTGCCTGGGTTCCGCTTGTCCTCCCAGCGCTTCATCGCAGCTTCCACCCACGCACTGGGTATGGCCTGCCATACGTCATCGTCCCTGCCGGCATGGAAATTCCCGTATAACATCTGCGAGCGTAGCGGCTCCGGCAATGATTGCAGCTGCGCCTTGTAGCCGGTGTCCATCAGGAACGGGTTGTCGCTAATCAACGCCGGAATGAAGGTACGACTCTGCGGCTCTACCACGTCGAGCGGGTTGTGCGGCCCGCTGGCGTAGTCGTAGTCGCGTTCCCCGTCTGGCCCCGGGAGGAAGTGCCTCGCGTCCGGCACCTCTGTGTCTTTACCGTTAACCGTCGCAAACCAACGCAGCTCCCCGGGTTTTGCCGGGTTGCCGTGGTTCTTTTGCAGCCACGGTCCAAAAAACACAATCAGCCACTCCCCCTCCGCGCTGGTCGGCGGGTTCGAGCACATCAGCGTACGACACCGCTGGCCGGGCTCAACTGACCGCACCCAGCCCATCAGGAAGAGCACCGTGGCCTTGCGCTGGTTGGCAACCTCGTCCAGCACCAGCAGGTCGCGCGAGTTGCCTTGGTACTTGGTCTCGTCCCCGACGTTGGGTGTGCCGCCGAACTGTACCTGGCGCCCTTCAGGGGCGCGCCAGATGCCCGACTGACTGTTGAAGCCCTCCCGGTGCCCGATGATCTCCGCCATACGATCGAACGCCGGCTGGAGTTGCACTGCTTCGCGGCGGATAAAAAGCGTACGCCGATGCTGAGTTAGTGCTAGTCCCAAGGCTAAGTCCGTGTTGTGGGTGACCACACAGTCCGGTCCTACCACGTACAAAGCCTCAGGATGGTCTACGGCAATGCACACCGCCTCCGCCTTGTGCGCCCGCGTTATAGACACGATACGGCGTTTTAGAGATTTAGGGGGGGCTGCAAGAGCCCGTTTGCGCTCTAGCCGGAACGCTTCCTTTTCGTCGGGCAGACGTATGTACAGGGTATACGCCTCTTCCCCAGGCACAGCCCCTCGCGCTCCATTTGTGCAGATCGGTATCCGAGAAGTTAAAGTAGCTCGCCCCCCCAACGACGACACAAGCCACTTAACATCTAGCGCCAGTCGCCGACTAGTCGAAGTGAAACTCGGATGAGAGTCTACGGTTCCGTCGGTATCCATAAGGCCCTGCAACACCGCCCAGCGATCCTCTATCGTGCCCAGTTTGTACGCATCAGGCACGAACTTGGTAGCCGATCTGCACCCGGTCAGGCCTAAACGAGCGAACTCATTCATCAATACTTTCCGCCACGGCCCGCGCAATCGGTAACTGCACCCGGAGTCTTTCACCCAGTCCCCGGGGAGCGCCGCCAGGAGTTCGGGATCTTCCGTAGAGAAAGACCATTTAGCCCCCGCCCCGCTCTGCGCGGTATAGCCGTCCCCTAGCAGCAACCCGAGCACATACGGGTCCACCTTACGCATGTCGTACCGGTAGCTTTTCGTTATCCCGAGGGGGGAGCACAGGGGGGTCAGAGGTCTCTGGCCCTTCAACAGTGCTTGCTTCAGTTGCTCTGTTGTGGCCACCTTCCATTTGCGCCCAGACTTACGCCAGGTCTTCCGTGCGATGCTGTAGTTCCACAAGTGCTCCCCGTCCGCGAACACCGCCGCCCCATCACTAAACAGTACCCGCCAGAGTTGCTTTTTGCCTTGAGGGTACACCCCTACCACCTCAGTAGGCGTACCGTCCGCAGCCAATACGGTCTCCCCCACAGCAAGCGCCCCGATGGGCCTCGGGCCGAAAGGAGTCTGCACAAGAGTGGACGCCTCCAGGGCTTTACCCGATCCAGCCGAACCGCCGTATAGCACCACATCGGCGAGACTCTCCATCGCTTGGCGCTGGGGACCATCGAGACGGAACCAGAGCCCTTGCGTATCGCGCAGCAGCTTGGACAGCTGGCCAGCGTCCATCTGCTGGAGGATTTGATCTATCTGGCGCTCGATCTCGTCTGCGTCTGGCTGGTCGATCAGGGTCATCCCGAGGTCGGCGAGTATGGGGTTAGCGCTCATCAGAAGTTTGCATCGTAGAAGGCTTTGATGGCGGCTTCCAGCTCAATCTCGTTAAACGCGCCACCTTCCCCATCGTCGCAGGAGATCCATATCGTGCCGCCGGGGGCCTTCCCCAGCGTGTACTTGCCTATCTGGATCCGCTCATCTGAGGCAGGCAATGTCTGATTCCTCGGGTTGCTGGTCAAGCTCAAGCGGTATGCTCTGCCCTGTCCGACCGTGATTCTCGTGATATCCGTGCTTAGGCTCAATTTGGGGGGCTTGAATGCTTTCCAGCACCCCGGGGAGCGAGTCCCCCCGCAAAATAGCTCTCAGTCTGTTACGGATTTCAAGCTCTGCCATGGCGCGGTCGGTACCCAGGTCTTCCCCGCCGGCACCGGTGAGCTCGACCGACTTGATATCCGGGAGCACCTTTTTCAACAGTGCCGCCTTCACGTTGGCAGCAGCCTGTAACTGGGACGTGCGATCTTTATCGAGGGGGAGCATAGTGATCTGGCCGGTCACCGGATCCAGCGTCGCCTCCTTGCCTGAGAACAGCATGAGCGCGATGGTCTCCATGTCGGCAACATGCACGCGCGCTGCAATCTCATGTCTCAAATAATCCCGCTGTTCCAACGCCTCCGCCGCGTCTTTCTTCCTGCGATGGAGCGCCCGCAATTTAGCCGCTGCTTTTTCTTGTTCCGTCAGTACAGACACGGTACGTCCCCATGATTAACGTGGAAACCGTACTGAACTTCCGCCGCCTCCTGCTCAGTCAGAGTTGCTGCGGTCACGCCGCACCGATCCAGCGCCAGAACATACCCGGGCCGTAGAAGTAGCGGGTATAGTGCCCCCGAACGTGCAGCATGCCCTTGGGGCAGAAGGACACTTTAGTCCACCAGACGGACGCGCTGTTGAAGCGGGGATCAGCTGTCATCAGCTATCATCAGCTGTCATCAGGCTCGTCAGAACCGGCCTGCGGAGCGGACGCCTTGGTCTCGTCCAGCTTGTGGTCGCCGCACCAATCGGTGGGGAACACAACGGGATAGCCGCCCATAGTCGGGGCGTGGCGTCGACATCGGCCTATGAAGCCCGGCGCCTTCTCGACGTACCACATACATGTCTTGCAGCGCATCCCCGCACTACGGTGCACCCACGGGTCTGGGCCGGTCATGTGGCCACCGTAGCCACAGCTCTCATCGTCTGGCGCATTGACTCCGCCAGGGCCTGAGCACGCTGCTTCGCGACACCGGCGTACACCAGAACGTCGGAACGCTCCGACCCAGCCAGGGCGGGGTCGACCCCTACCGCCGCAGCTGAACCGGCCACCAACCGTACGCCGCTCACAGCTCCAATAGCCGCTACAGCACCTTTCAGGAATAGTCGTCTCGTGCTACTCATATCTCAGTCCCCTTCTTGCTCACGTTAACTTGCTCCAGCCCTGTATAGCACAGTGCCCCTGTTATGCAAACTATTGCCCCGAGACCCTTACACGTAGTGACAGGGTGACGACTGCTCCAGATGCTAAGCTACTGATTTCCCCGAGAGAAAGTCCCTATTTCCCCCGCCCAGAAGAGAAACTGCTCCAGATGCAACTCGTTGATAAGTAAGACAACCTCTACCCGGGGGAAACAGGCAGGCTCGTAAGCTGTTGATATACCAGACAACCTCCGCCCAGAGAACTGCTGCTCCAGATAAACGCTGCTCCAGATACTTTTCAGGTCGCTGCGGCCCCCAGCGCACACATGTCGGTGTGTATTCTCTGTAGCCAATATACCTATTCTATCTGACATCTGGAGCAAAACACTCTTCCCCCTATATAAATCAACGCCCGCGCCGCTCCGGATGGGGTTCCTATCATCTGGAGCACATCTGGAGCACTGGAGCACTATTCTCTCCTCCACAGGCGATTCCTCCCCACAGACGACAGAACATATCTCAGGATTGTGTTGACAGTGTCGTTACACTCCTGTATTGTCGAATCCCAGACACACGCAGACCGCCCGGGAGGGCTTTTTGTGAACATACTTATTGCGGGCGAGACCAGCGGACGAATACGGAACGCCTTTCGGCGCCTCGGTCACGATGCCTGCTCCTGCGATCTGCTGCCGGCTGTTGACGGACCCAACTACCACATCCAAGCCGACATGTTCCACGTCTTGGGGTATGGTTGCTGGGATATGCTAATCGCACACCCGACGTGCACGTACCTGACAGTCTCCGCGGAGTGGGCCTATGCCGACATCCCTATGATTAAAGGGAAACCCCGGAACATCAAGGTCGGCACGCTGACAGGAGCGCAGAGGCTCACTGCGAGGGAAACGGCCTTGGAAGACGTGCGCCGGCTTATGGGGTCGGGCGTCGGGAAGATCTGCATCGAAAACCCTGTGGGCAAAATAGGCACGGGTATCCGCCCGGCGGATCAGTACATACAGCCCTACCAGTTCGGACACGATGCCAGCAAACGAACAGGACTGTGGCTAACGGGTCTGCCGAGACTGAGCATACCCCCTGAAGAGGAATGGATAGCGCCGCGTATTGTCGAGGGTAAGAAACGCTGGGCCAACCAGACCGATTCCGGGCAAAACCGATTAGGCCCTTCGGCTAACAGGTGGAGCGTAAGATCCGAAACGTATCAGGGGTGGGCCGACGCTATGGCCGCACAGTGGGGCTAAAGTCCCCACCCCCGCCGCCGATATACCGGACGACAAACACGTAGAGGTAAGACTATGAACTACTCACTTGAAGAAATTCGACAACACATGCGGGAGCTGCACGTTCTTCGGATCGTCTTGCAGATCCGCATGCTCAACTTAGGCCTGGAGGGGTAGACAATGCACACACTGAAAATTTATCTAAACGGCGGCGGGTGGTGGGTTGAGGACAACGACCCAACGGTCAAGGCCCTGTTCGGCAGCGACACGTTGCCGACAGCCTACACCGACGTAACTCCGGCGGCCGAGGTAGTAGCGCACTTGACGAGGCTGAACCACGATGCACAGGTAACACTCCTGTGAGCAGAGACAACTACAACAGACTGACCGGCGCCGTCTTCGCTCTCGCTGTTTTC